CCCTGCATACCCTGCTGAAACCCACTATCCATGCGGGTTTGCGGCTTGCAGGGTTTGATTACTACTCTGCATAACCCTGCAATGCGCGGTCTGCACGAACCTTGCCCAGCTCCCGGAACTTGGCGATCTGCTCGTCCAATGGGTTCGGGAAATCCTCGTTCTCGACCACGAACACCATCCTGGTCTTCTTGTGTTTGCTGTCGACGGCCACGGACTTCTTGGCCTTGTGCTCACGCCCGCCAATCAGGCCAGCGAACTTACACAGCGTGAGCGGCTTCTCCCCGCTCTTATCGCACCACCGCTTGTAGATGATGTACAGGTCCTCCGACAGGCAGGAGCAGTACGGTGCGTCCAGGTAGCCGTCCTTCCAGGCCCGGTGGAACGACATCCAGCCGGCCAGGCCGAACTCGATCACGCGCTCCTTCGCAAGCGTCATCGGCGGCTTGGTGTGCTCGTTGAAGTCGTCCAGCGGCAGCGTCAGCAGGAAGTGGTAGAAGGCTTCGATGGCGCCCTGCGCGATCGCGTCCTTGACCTGGTTGTAGAACGCGGGATCCTGCTTGCGCCTGGCCTCGATGACCATGAAACGCCTGTCTTCCAGCTCGATGGGAATCGGCTGCGGCTCGTTCGAGAGGAACACCGAGTTCATGTGGTTGCGCTCGTCGCGCGCCGGCAGGTTCTTCTCGTTGATGTTCATCGTCTTGCCGGTGATCATGTACTTGAGCGTGCCGTTGTGGCTGTACTTGTCGTCGCGTGATAGCACCTCCTCGAACAGCACGAACAGCTTCTTGCTGCGCCAGGAGGTAAAGGTCGAGTCCAGCTGGTGTTGGCTGGCCACCGTGCCGTAGTCGCCGAAGATCGGGAGCATCACGCCCTCGAAGAACAGCGACTTGCCGGTACCCTGCTTCTCGCCGAACATCAGCAGCGCCGATTGCATCTTTGCGCCTGGGTGCTGCAGCGGATACGCCAGCCAACGCAGGATCCACTCCATGTACTCGTCGGCTCGGTCCTCGGCGTCGCACAGCGAGGCCAGGAGCGCGAGGATCGGCTTGATCAGCTCGGGGTTGTTCTTCGGCTTGAGCGGCCAGCCCAGGAAGATGTTCACGCAGCTGACCGGGTCGGCCTGCTGGGTGGGATCGAATACCAGGTTGCGCGCCTCGATCGTCTTGCGCAGGGCATGCTCCTGCCATTTGCTGGTCAGCTCGGCGGTGTAGTCGGCTCGCACGGCGCCCAGCGACATGACCTGCTGGCCGATGCCGTCCCATACGGTCTCGGTGCCGCGCAGCAGCGTGAGGTTGTCGAGCATCTCGCCCAGCTTCCCGCCACTACCGTTGCCCTCGGCGGCCTTTCCCCCGATGAGGGTAGGCAGGGAATCGCGCAATATCGTCCTGCGGTTCGGGGCTTTCTCCCAGCCGGCGGCCAGTTCCTTGCCCACCCAGGCCGTGAACGCCGACCGCTTGAGGCGCTGCTTGCGGCGGCTGTCCCACACGTCGGTAGTCGGGTATATCAGCTGGAAGTGCTCGAGCAGCACCTCCAGCGTCGGCGCTCGCATGTCGCCCTGGATGTCCTGCGGTGCGGTGGCCGTCGGCGCATCAGGCAGCGGCACGTAGTCCAGGTAGGCTGGCCGCTATTCCTCGGATGCGTCCAGCTTCCGGCTGCGGTTCCTCGGCCATAGTGAGGGCGCGGGAGCGGGCCGCCAGTACCTGGTCGCGCACGACGTCGAGCGATTCGGCCAGATAAAGGTCGTTGAAGTCGGAATCCTTGCTGTCGGCGGCGCGGAGGGCAAACACCGGGATCACCACCGACGCATTGCCCACAGCTCGGGCGGCTGCGCGCGACCGTGACACTCCGGCGTTCTCGAACTTGAGCAGCTGGACACGCCGGCCAGCGCGCACGTCGGCCTCGATGTATGGCGTCTTGGTCGCGTCCTCGCGCCAAGTGGCTCGGACGCACACGGTGTCGCCACGCGCGTCCACCAACTCATGATCGGCGCCATCGATGACCGGGGTCCATTCGGTGTCGTATTCCTTGAGCAGGAATTCGCCCAGGCGCGCGACCACGCGCATGTCGTCATCGGCCAGGAACAGTAAGTGCGCATCGGGAAAGAGATCGCGCAGCTGCCTGGCGACCGGCAGCAGATTGCCGGCATTGAATGCGACCATGGTCGGCGTGTCGAATTCGGTCGCCATGCGCGCTGTCTCGCAGGTCGCATAGCCCTCGCCGATCTCGATCAGCTTGGCCTCCGGCGTTAGCCGGCCCAGCAGGCAAGCGCCGCCTACCATGTCGATGCCGCTGCTGAATCGCTTCTCTCCATCCGGCTGGATGCGCTGCAGGCCAGCCAGCGTTGCGCCGGCCTCGCTGTACCTCATTACAGGCACCAGGAGAACTCCGTCGCTGTCGACCCGGGTCTTCTCGCTCTGGACGCGCTTGCGCGCCAAGT